CCATCTGTATAAATTTTGTCATTATTAGTAACGCTATCTTGAAACTTTGTTAATGCAACTGCATCTCCTTTTTCAAAGAAACCAGCCTTTTCAAAATCCCAGTTCTGCATTGTTCTAATAAAGTGTGCTTTAATTAAAACCAAATTACCATCAGATAATATTTCTTCACCCGATATATTGCTTGTTGTTCTTGTTACAGGAATGTGCATTATTTGCCTTCCTGAGTAATTATTTAAAATATTATCAAAATCTGTAACTGATAAATATCTTTGTACCATTATGAACTCCTCTTTTTGTCTGCCTCTTTTTTAATCCTTTCCCAAAAAGTTCTATAAGATTCATACCAATAAAGTGATCCAACTGGTGCATCTGATTTACTAATTATATCAATCATATCTAAAGGTTTATCCATTATCCAAACACCACAAATGGTCTATAAGTACTTCCAGTTCTAAAGTCTGCAGATACTTGACCAGTACTTTGTGTACCATATACTATTCCCCTTGCCTCCCCTTGTAGGAAATTTAATGAGGATTGAATATTAACGTAAGGTTCTCCTTTAGATCCTGTAACACTTCCAGGTAAAGTTACTGCAGTAAAGTCATCATAAGTTCCTGCAATCTGTGAGATTAAAGTTCTAATACCTGCAATATCTATGCATAATCTTTTAATAATTCTTGGCATGGGATATACACCAAATACATATTTCATATCAATTAATTGTGGGGTTGTCTTAGTAAAGAACTTTGCCTCTACATCTGCTGTTCCTAATAATAACTTACTTGCAGAATTATAAGTATAAACATAACTTGGTGTAACACTTGTTGAATCAATAGTAAGTTCATTTAAACTAATTAAAGGTTGTTTTCTTGTAAATTGTGTATCTGTTCCACTTCCGTCTACTGTTTCAGATATGTAACCTAATTTGGTTATCCTGTAAGTACTTGTGGCATCGGGGGGGGTAGAAAACACAGGACTAACAGTTATCTTAGTAGCATCATTTGCACTAATCTCCCTATATTGTCCGGAACCTGTCCCACCATAAATCCAAACAACATAACCAACATAGGCATCATTAGTCCACGCTTTTGTAGAATCAGAAAATGTTGTTGTTGCATAATCACCATCAGCAGTACCACTATCTTCTACATTACCGAAATGAGTTTTATATAGATTTTCTATTTCTTCCTGAGAATCTAATATAAACCCTTCAATAACTGCATCTGAAACAGGTGCACCTGTAGAGGGATAATTTACTGCTTCCTTTACTTCTGTGGCTGTGCAATATGGCATAAGTTCCTCTTATATTTGGTCCGATAAAGTTACTATAAATCTAAAGTTTTTAGATGTTCCACCATTAGCAATAACAGCATTCATCTTACCAGTTACAAATATTTTAAATCCTGCATTTGTAAAAGCTGCACCATCAGTTGCTTTGTTACCTAATGCCCTGGGCATATAAGTTGCATCTGCTACTCCTAAATTTGCTAATGTCATTACTGCAGTTACTGCTGTACCATCTGTATTAGTTACTACAATATCAGCACCAGTATCACCATCATCATAATCCATTACTATCTTTTCAACATAACCTATTGTAGATTCTGTCGCAGTTAAAACTAAATCACCACTTGCATCACAAGTACCTTTTAATTCAACGATTTTCATTTTCTTGCTTTCCTTCTCTTAGGTATTCTATTAGGTTCTTCTTTTACTGCTTTCACTTCTTTTGGTTTTTCACCATTAAGTTCTGCTATAATCTTATCATCTCTACCAATTTTGTATTCATAGAAAAAACCTTGTCCTTTATCATTAACTCTTGTTTCACCTTTAGGTATTTCTTTTTTTACTTCACTTGGTACACTATCTGTTCTTAAAGCCATCTTAATTTCCTCCTTATCTATAAATTATTATTCCACTCGCTGTACCTGTTGAGGCATTAGTAAGTGTTACTACATTAACTGATATTGTTGGTTCTTCCCATACTCCTGTAGTATCATCTGAAATATATAAAGCCATTATTTCTTTAACTTGTGGGAATGTCCAAGTATCATCTGCTGCTGCTTTTGCACCTGCACTAACATATCCAAACTTAATTGGTGAATTACTTGCACCTGCATTAGGTCCTAATTCTGTTATTGATAAATTAGTATTTACTATTGTCATCTTAAACCTTCCTGTACACTATAAGTAAACTTCCTGCTGTACCTGTTGCACTTGTTAATGTTATTACATTTGTTGATAATGTACAAGGATCTGCTACCCCGTCAGCATCAGTTGTTGCAATAGCCATACTAACAGCACTTGCGTTAGTTACAGTAAGAGTATCATTTTGAGTTCCTTTTGTTCCTGAATTAATAAATCCTAAAACTAATTTGCTATTTGTAGCGCCGCCCAAAGGCATTATTTCAGTTGCCACTAAATCTGTATTTGTCATTTGTTTCCTCCAAAAATTTATATATAATCATAAATAAAAAAATAAAAAAAAGGTAAACGCAACTAAGCGAATACTCCTAATATTCCTCGTCCAGATAATTCAACATATCTTGTTGAGTTTGCATTTGCACTTTGAAGTGTTACTGTAACAACTCCTGCACTTACAGCACAAGTAGCTATATCGGTTACGATAACGCTACCATCGGTTGTATGTACCCAACTTTTGATGGTCAATAACCCTGTCGCTTGAATACCATAGTCTTCAAGTGTTATATCATAGGTGTCATTCTCATCAGTTGTATTGGGAAATAACAAACCAACTGTTTTGATACCTGCATTAGGAACATGCTCCCAAGAGTCCAAAAGAGTTGTAGCTGTCATCTTAAACAAACACTCCTAAGTCTCCTCTACCTGTTAGTTGGATAACTCTAAAGTCATTGTCTGAACCTGCCGCAATAGTTATAACCAAAGTTCCATTTGTTACTGCACTTGTATTTAGTTCAGTTGTAATAACTGAACCATCTGCAGTGTGTACCCAACTTTCAACAGCTAACAAACCTGTAGCACTAATTCCATAATCAGTTAAGGTTATAGTCAAAGTATTTCCTGCATCGGATGTGTTTGGACACGTTAATAAAACTTTCTTTAGTCCAGAGTTAGGAGTTACTTCAAAACTTTCTAACAAAGTCGTAGCTGTCATCTTAAGCTATCTCCCCAATGAAAGAATTGAATGCTGTGTTTTTACAAATTAAAGCTTCGTAAATCTTCAACATAAACTTCTCACTATCATTAGTTTTAGCTAAATCTTGGTATGTTAGGTCTTGTAATACTCTCATTTCCCATACGCTCATATCTAAGAAATAGATAGCTTTTTCTGCAGTTGTATTAGACAAGTACATACTTGGTATAACTGGTATTTGACCAACCATAGTGTTTAAAACTATTGTTGAGAATCCCCAGAATACTTGTTGTACTGGTTGCATATAACCAATCTTAGCTGTTAATAGTCCAAGTAAATCTGTATAGACTGCACTTGCACATACTGCTAAATTAGGTCTTCCACCATCATCGAATGAATACTGGATTGCAGTGTTAATATCATCTAATGTCATAGCAGTTGTATTCTTATCAACTTTATTAACTGTTGATTGTAGAGTTACAATTCCACTAAACTGAGTTGCGTCAGTTGATGCTGAACCATTAACAATTAAAGATTCTTCTTTTTCTCTAATAGCTCTTGTTTTAACTAATACTTCGATTTGTTTAGCATTAGTTGTTCCTGCATCTGAGAATGAACCTTCTCCTGCACCTGCTCCACCACTTGGGTTAAGCCCTTGTAAAATCCAACTTGGCATAGCTGCAATTGCAGGTCCTGTTACTCTACCTACACTGTAAATAAACTTAATAGCTGTGCTTTGTCTATCGTATGTATCGTCTGCTTCTGAAAGTGGTGCATCTTCTACTGCTGTTACTGCTCCACCTTTTGCTGTTAATTGGTTGTAATCTGCTGTCATACCTTGGTTAGTTACTCTTGGCATTATTTCAACCAATGGAGTAAATTTCCTTGTTAGATCAACTACTCTTGGATCAACGAATATAGGTACCATAGCATAACCTGCTGTACCGAGTCCACCTGCTGATGTGGATAATGCTTTCATACCCATTTTAGCCGCTTCACCTAAGTTGCTTCTTAAATCAATATTATATTTTGCTTCGTTTAATGATTTAACATCAAAGTCTACATATTTAGTTCCGTGTGGTAAGTTTCCAAATGATTGGGAATAAGCCCCTCCTGCTTGAAATCCTGAATCCACTATTTTTTCTTCTGACATATTTTCATACCTCCTTTATTTGATTGCTTCTAAAACTGATTTCACTTCTGCTTCTGCTTTAACTTCAGGAGCATTTGGTGTTAGTGATTTAAAAACTGGTTTTTCACTTAAATCTTTTAGTTCGCTTTTTGTTTCTTTTAATTCTTTAGCCATCTTTTCCATTTCTTCGGTTAATTTTTTCATAGCTTTTACTTCTTCTTTTTCTTCTGCAGGTTCTTCCTTCTTTTCTTCTACAGGAGCTTCATCTTTAACTTCTTCTTTTACTTCCTCTTTAACTTCTGCTTCTTCTTTTACTTCCTCAGCAGGTGCTTCATCCTTAATTTCTTTTTTATCTGTCATTGTATTTTCCTCCAATTCTAAATCATTTATAGCTTTCATCATAACTCCTTTAAGCCCTTTAAATCCTGTCATACTTGCTTTAGGATTAACAGGTGCTCCAGTTAATGCTACATTTAATAATTCTAACTCTTCAATCAATCTCACTTCAGTTCCTTCTATTGTTTTCATAACTGTTGTTACTGGAACAAATGCAATAGAAAATGCTTTAATAAATCCTTTCTTAATACTGCCCCACATATTATCAAACTTAGGACTAAAAGGGTTTAGTTCTGCTTTAACCCATAAACCACGATCATCTAATTTAGATTCCACAATCTTTCCTACTGGTATAATAGAATTATCATCTCTCCAAGCCTCGTGTTCATAATCTAACATTATAGTGCTATCATTTAATTGGTTTAACATAGATTTCAAACCTTTCTCGGTAACAACATCATTATATAGATCTAAATCACTTGTAGAAATATAACCAGTTACAAACCTTTTCTTTTCTCCTTTTACTATAATATCTTGAAAGTCTATAGTTTCTGTTTGAAAAGAGTAGGATTTTTTAGTCATCTTAATCACTTTTTAGTTTTTAACTTTATAAAACCATCGCATAATTATATTATATGATTTAATAAA